TATGCTAAATGGGAAAAAGGCAGAGCTAAACCTGACTGGTGGACATTGGAGGTCGCATGAAAGCTACACTAACACGAAAAGAATATAAAGAGTTTAATACTTATGTTGATTTTTTAAAAGAAAAACATGATATTAATATACCTCATACTGTTGAAACAGTTGGGGATAAATTTCTAATAGAAATATTAGATGACATTGATGTAAATAAATTAGATAATTTACTTGACATTGATGACGACTTGTTGTATAATGCAACACAATAACAACGCCAAAGGAGGTAACTATGGCAGTATTAGAAGGAAAAGCTTACTGGGCTTCAGTAACTACACCAAATACTACTTTTGAACCTGTATATACAGTAGACTTAGTAGTTGATGATGAAGTTGCAAATGATTTTGAAGCTCGTGGGTTTAGAATAAAAGACTTATCTATTAAAGATGAGCAAGGAACTCCAACATCTGTTGGTAGAGCTTTAACAATTAAAAGAAAAGTAAATGGTCCGAATGGCATGGTCAGAAACGCACCTAAACTTTTTGATAAAGAGAAAAATCTCATGGACGATGTCGTGGGTAATGGCTCTAGTGTAAAAGTTCAATACAACGAATGGGAAACTGATAATAAGTTTGGAACATTTAAAGGTTTAGATTTCCAAGCTATGCAGGTTCTTGATTTAGTTCCTTTAAAATCTCAAGACGGAGCAGAGCTAGACCCTTATGGGGACGGCGAGGAGTTTTAATATGATTGTAACTATTAACAATGATAATGGAACATCAAGCTATGATGTTTCAAAAGTTGAAGATGAAAATATTAGAACTCAGGCTACTGTTATTATAAATAAAGTAGGTCAGCTTGAGGTTTTATTAGAAGCTTTAAACTTTACCAGTACAACACACAGGGCAAATCTAGAAGCCCTCTTAAAGGATTGTCCTGAATCTCTGGTAGAAGTTGAAGAAGAAGAAGTCGCAGAGGATATAGTTGAAACACCGACAGAAGACGGTGGAGCAACAGATTCAGAAGACTAATTCATATCTCCAAGTGAGAGGTTAGCGTAAAAGAGGATAGCTATTAAAGTATAAATCCTGTTTGATTCTACAATTAGATACATTGGTTATTCAAGTTGAGGTTGTAGCAAATCATATGAACAACGCCTCTCTATTTTAATTCCAAACGAGGGTAATCATGGAACAAAACAAATTTATAAAGTATCATGTATCATGCCATGCTTGTGGTAGTTCTGATGCTGTATCAGTAAATGAAGACGGCTCGGCTAAATGTTTTAGCTGTGGCAAATTTTACACTAACTATGAAAATAAGGTAACACCAATGGAAAAATATACACAACCAACTACCATTGTAAATCCTCATGGAGGTATCTTTGGTAAATTAACAGATAGAAATATCACAAAAGAAACAGCAGAAAAGTATGGAGTAAAAGTTATTTATGATTCAAATGGTCAGATAGCACAACATTTATATCCTTTTTACATAAACAATGAGCAATGTGCTACAAAAACTAGATACATAAAAGATAAAAGATTTTCTTTCAATGGTTCTATACAAGGCTCTGGATTGTTTGGACAAAATTTATTTAAAGAGGGTGGTAAATATATCACAATAGTTGAAGGCGAATGTGATGCTATGGCAGGTTATGAATTACTAGGTAGCAAGTGGGCTTGTGTAAGTATTAAAAGAGGAGCTTTATCAGCAGTAAAAGATATAAAAGAAAGTTTAGAATATGTAGAAAGTTTTGACAATGTTGTTCTATGTTTTGATAAAGATAAACAAGGACAAGAAGCTGCACAAAAAGTAGCAACAATTTTAAAACCCGGAAAAGCAAAGATTGTAACACTACCAAATGGTTACAAAGATGCAAACGATATGCTCAAACAAGGTAAGCATCAAGAGTTTACAAGAGCATGGTGGGATGCAAAGGTATATACTCCTAGTGGTATCATACAAGTTTCTGATAAGAAAGATTCTTATTTAAACAGAAAGAAAAAAGAAAGCATACCTTTTCCTTGGGAAGGATTAAACAAAAAGCTTTATGGCTTACGACAAGGAGAGCTTGTTACCTTAACAGGTGGCACAGGTCTTGGTAAGTCTAGTGTAACTAGAGAGCTAGAGCATTGGCTTATTAATCAGACAGAAGATAATGTAGGTGTGATTGCATTGGAAGAAGATTGGAAAAGAACAGTTGATGGTATACTTTCTATTGAAGCTAATGCAAGATTATACATTGACCAAGAAAGAGAAAAGTTTGATAGAGATACTATCATGCAAATGTTTGATAAAGTATTTGAAGAGGATAGAGTTTTCATTCATGCACACTTTGGCACTAACGAGATAGATGACATCTTTGCAAAGCTTAGATATCTTATAGTTGGTTGTGATTGTAAGTGGGTTGTGGTAGACCATTTACATATGCTTGTTAGTGCTGTGCATGAAGGCGATGAAAGAAGAGCTATAGACTCTATCATGACTAGGCTTCGTAGTTTAGTTGAAGAAACAGGAGCAGGATTAATATTAGTATCACACTTACGCAGAGTTGACGGAAACAAAGGACATGAAAATGGTGTAGAAGTTTCTTTATCACATCTTCGTGGGTCAAATAGTATTGGACAATTAAGTGATTGTGTGATAGCATTAGAAAGAAATCAACAATCAGATGATGAACTTGAAGCAAGAACAACAAAGCTTCGTGTATTGAAATCAAGATACACAGGAGATGTAGGCATGGCAAGTTCATTAGTATATGATAAAGACACAGGTAGATTAGCAGAAGAAGACATGACAGAATTTGAGGTAGAGGAAGATGGAATTAGTATTTGATATAGAAACAGATGGGTTAAATCCTACAGTCATTTGGTGTCTAGTAGCAGTAGATGAAACAGGAGATGTTTATAGATATTACGAAGATACTTTAGATGAAGGTATAAAACTTTTGCAGGAAGCAGATAAAATTATAGGACACAATATCATAGGATATGACATACCAGTAATTAAAAAATTAAAAGGTATAGATTTATATGATGCAGATAAAGTTGTAGACACTTTAGTTCTTTCCAGATTATTTAATCCTACAAGAGAAGGTGGTCATAGTATAGCTAAGTGGGGATATAAATTAGGTTTACCTAAAAAAGATTCTCCAGAATGGACTTGTTTTACTAAAGAAATGTTAGATTATTGCGAACAAGATGTTGTAATAAATAATAAATTATTTAATTATTTGAAAAAAGAATCTATTGGATTTTCAAAAGAATCAATAAATTTAGAACATGAAGTTACATATCTTTTAGAAGAACAAAAAAGAAATGGATTTTTATTTGATGATGAAAAAGCTATGATGCTTACTTCTGTTTTAAGTTCTAAATTAAAAGAAACAGAAGATAAAGTACACGAAACATTTAAACCTATCTGGATAGATGACAAATTAATTACACCTAAACTAAAAAAAGATGGACAACTTTCTAAACAGGGATTGACAGAACAAGAGTACAATGATATAATAGAGGGTACGCTTGAACAAAAACCTTTCATGAGAAAGACTCTTCAAGAGTTTAATTTAGGTTCAAGAAAGCAGATAGGTCAAAGACTACAAGAGTTAGGTTGGAAACCAAATAAGTTTACTCCAACTGGTCAAGCCATTGTAGATGAGACTACACTCAAAAAGATTACACACATTAAAGAAGCTCAACTTATAGCAGACTTTTTGTTGTATCAAAAAAGATTAGCACAAGTTCATTCTTGGATAGATGCTGTAGATAAACAAGACAATAGAGTTCATGGGTCAGTCATATGTACTGGAGCTATTACTGGTAGAATGGCTCATAGAAGCCCTAACATGGCACAAGTACCTGCAGTTTATAGTCCTTATGGTAAAGAATGTAGGTCTTGTTGGTCAGTACCAGAAGGTTACAAACTTGTAGGTATAGATGCAAGTGGATTAGAATTAAGAATGTTAGCACACTATATGGCTGACGAGGAATACATAAATGAAATTATTAACGGAGACATTCATACAGCTAACCAAAGATTTGCTGGACTTAAATCAAGAGATGAGGCGAAAACTTTCATCTATGCACTCGTTTACGGAGCTGGAGATGAAAAGATTGGAAGAATCATTAAGGGAAGCAGGGATGCAGGTAAACAACTGCGAGAACGCTTTCTTGTTAGTCTACCAGCACTTAGAACTCTTAAGCAACGAGTTGATAGAGCTTCGGAAAAGAAATACTTAAAAGGTTTAGACGGAAGAAAGATATTAATTAGACATAGACACGCTGCACTTAATAGTTTATTACAAGGTGGTGGTGCTATCGTAATGAAAAAAGCATTAACTTTATTAAATTTAGATTTGAAATTAAATACTATTGATGCTAAAATAGTAGCCAATATACACGATGAATGGCAAATAGAAGTGAAGGAATCACAAGCAGATTATGTAGGTAGAGCAGGAGTTCAAGCTATAAAAGATGCAAGTGAATATTATAAAATGCGTTGTCCTTTAGATGGCGAATACAAAATAGGAGACAGTTGGTATGAAACCCATTAAAAAAGATATGAAAAAGTTTGACCTTGATTTACAGTATGGTCAAATAAGAGAAGATAAAATAGCAGATATGCTTACAGATAAAAAAATAGAAGTAAAATCTGAAAGAGGTATGTGGATGAAAACAGGTAACATATGTATTGAATATCAATCATATGGTAAACCTTCTGGTATAGCAGTAACAGAAGCAGACTATTGGTTTCACAATCTTTGTATTGGCGATGATATATTTTGCACATTTATATTTGATGTTCCAAAACTTAAACAGCTTATAGAAAAGTTAGACTTTAAAAAATCTGTAAGTGGTGGAGACCATAACGCAAGTAGAATGTGGTTAGTAAATATACAAAAACTATTTACATCTGATGTATACAAAACATTTGAGGACTTAGATAATGACACAGAGTAAAGATTATAAATCAGAAGCAGGACATTGGTATGACCATGAGGGTAAACCTATGTATACTATTGTTGGTGCTAATGGTAAAGAAAGAAACACTACTCTTCGTGATGCTAAGAAAGAAGGATTTGTTCCCTCTGTTACTACTATTATAGGCATAGCAGCTAAACCTTCACTAGAAAACTGGAAGATTACACAAGCTTTAGAGGCATCTTTAAATGTAAATCAAGATGACCCAGAGTATGTAAACAAATGTAAGTATGCAGGTAAAGAAGTAGGAATGAATGCTGCTAAACAAGGTACAAAAATTCATGCACAAATAGAAAAAGGATTTCTGGGTGGAGCTAAAACAAAACCTTACAAAGTTATTAGGTCTTGGTTAGATGCAAACTATCCTAACGAAGAATGGATAGCAGAAGATTCTTTCTGTGCTAACGAGGGTTATGGTGGTAAGATAGATTTGTATTCTAAGTCTGGTATATTTATAGACTTTAAAACTAAAGACAACTTAAAAGGAAAAGACTCTAGTAAATTAGTATATGATGAACATGGAATGCAACTATCAGCTTATGCCCAAGGTTGTAACATAGAAGAACCTGAAAGAATATCTATATTTGTTGACAGAGCAGATACAGAATTAGTTTTAACTCATATATGGGATAAAGACACACATTATAAACACAAAGAAATGTTTAACAGCTTACTAAATTATTGGAAGCTTGTTAAAAATTATGACTCAACAGTATTATGAACGGAAAAAAATCAAAACAAATAAGAAAGAAAGCAAATCATTTAGTTGTTGACTGGTTAAAGACTATGTTAGTAGATGAAGAAAAAGAAAAAGTGTCTGTAAATAATATTAAAAAATATTTACCAGAGCAAACACATGTTTATATGAATAAAAAAGTTATGCTTTCTGCGTACACACCTAGATGGTTTGCACAAAAAATTAAAAAGTCTAATAAAAAATTAAAGGATATTACATGGCAGGATATAGAAAGCCAAGGATAATAAGACCAAAAGAAAAAAATGTACCTAAAGGATATGATTCTAAATGGGAACATAAACTGCACACTACAGTTTTAAAAGATTGGGAACATCATAATGAAAAAATAAATTATGTTGTTGAACATACATATGAACCAGACTTTACAAAAGTTATTAATGGACAAACAATATTACTAGAAGCTAAAGGTAGGTTCTGGGATTACGCTGAATATAGTAAATATATTTGGATAAGAGAAGCTTTAACAGAAGCAGTAGGAGAATTTGAGTTAGTGTTTTTATTTTCTAGTCCACATTCTCCTATGCCACAAGCTAAAAGAAGAAAGGACGGAACTAAAAGAAGTCATGCAGAATGGGCTGAAAAAAATAATTTTGTATGGTATGATGAAAACAATTTACCAGAGGAATGGAAATGAAATATAAATTTAATGAAGATAAATTATTAGTAGAATTAAAAAAATATATATACAACACATATGGACAACACTATGCTTCGGATAAGTATCAAGCAACAGATGTAATTGTAGATGCAGGACATGGAGAAGGTTTTTGTATTGGAAACATTATGAAGTATGCAAAAAGATATGGAAACAAAGAAGGAAAGAATAAAAAAGATTTATTAAAAATGTTACACTATGGTATTATTATGTTAAACATACATGACTTGGAGAATAAATAATGGTTGATGATAAAATAGGAACTAAGCCTTACTTAGGAATTGAAATAGACTACGATAAAGAAAAAGAGTTTGATAAATTTAGTCTAGATACACTCAGAGATAGATATTTCTGGGAAGGAGAAACACATGCACAAGAAGCATTCGCAAGAGCCTCAGTCTTCGGGGCTACTTACAAAGGGGAGACAGATTTTGAACTGGCTCAAAGACTTTACAACTACAGTTCCTCTCGTTGGTTCATGTTTAGCACTCCTATACTTAGTAACGGGGGAACCAGTCGTGGGCTACCTATCTCTTGTTTCCTTAATTATGTTCCTGACAGTCGCCATGGTTTATCTAATCACTACGATGAGAACATTTGGTTGGCAAGTTCAGGTGGAGGCATTGGTGGATATTGGGGCGATATTAGGAGCAACGGTATTTCTACTGCTCATGGCAGTCGTTCTACTGGT